TTTATAGTGATTCGTATCAATGCCATACTCGCCGCAGCAGATTTAATCAGAAGTTTTGATCCAGAGCGTGCTGAAATGATTGAAGAAACAGCTTTGGGTGAAGATGGGATGCTCACTAAGCTGAAGAGACGTGAATATGTGATGTGGAATGAAACTAGTTTCCGTAGCGAAGCGGGTATTATTTCAGAGATCTCCATTAACGGCTCTAGCACTGGTTACATCGAAGATGTTAAGATGCATGGACCACCAGCTACGGATTACGATGAAGTGAGAGTAGTTATCTCCACTGCGGGTACATTTGCTCCTGGTACAACCAGTGGAGTGAAGTATGATGTGATTGTTAAAAACACTACTGGACTCCGAATGCTAAAAGTGGTAGATGGTGAAACTATGAATGGTGACTATCAGTCTTTGGCTTATGGTGCGATGGTGAGATTTCAGGCTGGTGTTTACACGCTAAATGACGAATGGTCTATAACCTTCCAAAGTGACGGCATACCTATTGGTAGTGTAAAGTCGGGGCAGATTTATCGCTAATGTCATCGAACGAGCAATAAGTAGATGGCAATCACATACGAGAATGTCATCTTTGACAGAGTTATTGACAACTTACATACTATCATTGCGGATGAGTTTTCTATCCCGGTATTGTATGATCAGTTTGCAGAACGTGGGAATCAAAGCTTTTTAATCACGCCAGTGAGTGATGAGTATGAAGAAGAAATTAATATCGGTCAAGTAAGACATTACACTGTGAATGTGAACTACCAGATTGATTTTGCCGGTAATTACACCAAGAACAGTTTGAAACAAGTGGCAATGGTAGCCGAAAGAATGAAAAGATTAATATACAACAATAGAAATTATTCAGTAAGCGGAACTAGGCAGTTTTATAATGCTGTCGTAGAAAACATTGACTATGTCCGCGGTGAAGATAGCCCAGACCTACTTGGCGTAGATATAGTAACTACAGTATCAGCAATGGAGATAGTATCGTGAAATACAAAGCAAAAGAAAGTTATAAGAAATTATCTGATGATAAGAATTATTATGCATATGGTGATTCAGATAAACACAATCGCTTAATGACTGGACAAGTAATAAAGATTACTGAAGTTCCCAAAGAATTAAAATCGCACTTAGAGAGTGCAGAATCAAAAAAGGAAAGTAAATAATGGCTACAAATTTTCAACCTAAAAATGGGATCGAGGTCGGTATCGGTAATGGCTCAAAGGCACTTGGTACTTTACATGCTGCTGGTGACACATGGAATTTTTTACAAGTTATGGATTATAGTATACAAGCAGCATCAGCGCCAATTGATATTGCACCAAATAAGTCTGGTTTATTTGGTCAGTTAGAGAGTCAAGGACACCATCGCCCAGACACACAAATGTATGAAGTTACACTTACTATGCGCGGTACGACCACTGCGGTATTAAAATCATGTTTATCATTGTTCGGTTCTGGGACTAGTGAAGCATCATTGACACCAGCAGCTAATACAAATGATAATAGTTCTAATAAAATGTCTCATGGTGGAACTAATGTGAATGCAGTAACATTGTTGTTCGAAAATGCGGGTGCAGATGCAACTAATCTTGATGTATCCATGGTTGGTTGTTTCGCAACGTCCATGACGATGCGCCAGGATGTAGGAAGTAATGGTGGTGAGATGGTAGTGGAAACTTCGTTTGTTACTGGTTATCGTCCGGTACAAAGTGCGTATGCGGCTCCAAGCAGTAAAGTTTTAGATACTGGTGCGCCTAAAAATATATTTAGCCTAGCAACAAGCACGCTTGGCGGTGAGGCGTTAATATTGAATTCGTGGGATATCACTATTTCAAGGCCATTAGCTCGTATCGGATTTCAAAACACTACTGACTATAATCCATTTGGGTATGTACAGACAGGACCATATGAAGTTACCGGTACTTTAGTTGCAAAGCGTGATGACGAAATACATGATCTTGATGCTAGTATTGCTGGTAACTCCACCGGTATTATTCTTGCTCTAGCAGAGTCAAGCGGATTTACAATCGATTGTCAGGATGTGATGATTGATGATTCTAAACCAGAAATGGGTGATTATTTATTGCAAAGCATTCCATTTCGAGCATTTGCAGCAAGTGAAACTGCGGAAATAATTGGTATCACCATAGCGTAGGACTGCTCATTTTAATTGGAGTAGGCTATGACAGTAAAAACGGACCATGGCACATTTGATGTCAAGGATATTACCTTTAAGGCGAGACGAGATCTCCACAAGCTTGAAGTCAGAGCAGTAGGAACTGATGGTGCGATAGACACACCACGATTCTTTGATGTTCTGGATTGGGTATTGAACTATGGATTCTCTGATCCCGAAGCACAGCTTGGCAAGTTGAACGATAATGCGATTGATGAAGTATTAATGCAAGCGTATAACGAGTACAAAGAGCCATCTAAAAAAAAGTAGTTTCACATCGGATTGCCACATGGATGTTCTCCAAAGCACAACCTTCCCGCAATCTGGTGTTCCCATACAAGGCTAAATCGCCTACATTAAAGAAAATTATCACATACACTGAAGATGAGTTATGGAATGAAGTGGATCGCATCCTGGATGAAGATACAGAGCGCAAATTCACCCCAGGAACGAATCTTTATTATAATCTAGTGTTATGTGCTGACTCATCCTACTTTTGCACACCAGAGACGAGTTTCGCCATGGAAGAGTATATGAGCATGAAACGCTTCAATATTCCCATCGCCAGAACCATAGACGAAGCTGACTATGAGCGTTTAGTCATCTTTTCGGCAATAGATGAAGAGATGAATGCAATTTCTAACGAAGAAGTGAAAAAGAATCATGGCTGATAAGAAATTTATTATTGAGGTCCGTACCAAAGGATTCGCCAAGGCGAATCGTGACATGGGTAAGCTGGATACGTCCAGTAAATCATATTCAAAGACCACTGATAGAATGCGTGGTAAAACTACAGGATGGGCAAGAAGTATTGGTTCTTTAAGAAACAGTATTTTACTTTATACTTTTGCGTTAGGCGCAGCAGCGAAAACAACATCGGTATTTGTTCAATCCGCATCAAAATTTCAAGATGTCAAAGTCAGATTAGTCGGTTTAATGGGTGGTGTGTTAGATGCTGAACGTGCGTTCCAGAAATTCAATACAGTTGCAGCCAAAACTCCATTCACACTGGATGATGTAGTCAATGCCGGAGCGCAATTAAAAGCATTCGGTGCTGATGCTGAAGCATTATTAGGTCCCATCACAGACCTTGCCGCATATATGGGAACCACTGCTACTGAAGCAGCAAATGCGTTTGGGCGAGCCTATGCCGGTGGAGCGGGTGCAGCGGACATTTTTCGTGATAAAGGTATCCTTAATATCATTCGTGATTTCAAAGGCATTGAAGATCTCACCAATTTAACATTGCCACAATTCAGGCGTGCGATGGAAGAGACTTTTACTGATCCAAGCACTGGCATTGCTGGTTCTACAGAACGTCTCGCAAAAACCTTTACTGGTGCAATGAGTAACATGGGTGATTCCATGACTCGCCTTGCCGCAGAAATTGGCGATATTTTCTTACCAGCTCTCACAGCAAGTGCTATAGAAATGGGAGCGATGGCTGACTCGATGAGAGAATGGATACAATTTGCCAGAGAAGGCCGAGAAACGATTAATCTATTTGGGGATGGTTTGGATGTGTTCGGAGCCAAACTGCGTGGTATAAAAGACATCGATGAATTGACTCGAATGATGAAAAAGATGGAAGAGCAGATGGGTGTCAATAAAAAAGACATGGCAGAGATGGGTGACATTGTATCAATCGCGTTTATTCCCGATAAACCAGAAGCATTAAATAAAACTTTTCAGATTCTGGAAGATGGTACTCATAATCTTGGCAATATGAAAAAAGGATATACATTAATCCAAGGTCCGATGCAAGATTTTACCGATTCTGTAAAAGATCAAACCGCTACACAAGATACAATGAATGTCGGTTCTGAGACTTATGTTGCAAAACTAAAATTAATGAAACAACGTATTGCAGAGTTGAGAGCTGAAGAGATAAAAAGAAATGACATTCTTAGTGATATCAACATGGAAGAGGTTTTACGCCAGGAAAGAATAGATGCATTGATAGTATTTCAGAAAATGGAAGCTGATCAATTAGCAAAAAATAACGCACTACTTTTAATAGCTAAAGATTTAAAGCATAACACCAATCTAAAAGCATTCAATGAATTACAGGAAATGGAGAATGCAATCATCGCAGATAATAATCAACTCATGGATGACAAAATAGCAAGAATGGAAAACGCTGCTAGGGCTAGTGCGGGCTTAATGGATAATACATCCAAAATGGTTGAAGTCCAAAAACAACAAATCACAGTTGCTAACCAACTCGCCGGGACTATTAATATAGTCGCTGGTGCAATGAGGAATCTCGGCGATGAAGAAATGAACACAATGCAAAAAACGCAAGAGATGATTAAGATTATGGGTAGTCTAATGATGGTATTGGGCGCTGGTACTCCAGTAGGTGCAGTAGGAGGTATTTTTACCGCAATAGGAAGTATTCCTATTGGCCACACTGGTGGTCTGGTGAAAGACAATGGCATCCAACGCTTTGCACAGGGCGGCATGGTGCAAGGTCAGGATAATGTACCCATCATGGCACAGGCTGGTGAGTTTATTATGCGTAGAGATGCGGTGCAGAATATCGGTGTGCAGAATCTTGCTCAGATGAACAAAACAGGGCAAGGTGGCGTGACGGTTAATATACAAGGTAATATGATTGGCAATGATGAGTTCGTCAGAGATAACCTTCTTCCACAAATTGCCAAAGCAGCACGGCAAAACCTAGCTTAAGATGTCACTCACCAATGCACCATCCACTTCCAATGTAAGTGAGAACTGGATTGCTCAGTTCACTGCGGACAGTAAGCATTGTCTCTCTTTTGATGGAGTCAATGACAAGATTACGTTTGGCAATGTACTAGGACTATACACTACTTACACATTAGAAGCATGGGTGAATCCATCCACGGTATCCACAACTGGAAAAGCATGGATATTCTATAGAGGTAATCAAGACTATGATGAAGATACAGAAGCTAATAATGTTACTTGGTCGCTATATCAAAGTGACAATGATGTGGGGTTTTACTATCAATATGGAGCAAGTTCAAATGTAGTTACAACCATCGCTGGAAATCAATTAACTGCTGATACCTGGGTTCACCTTGCCTTAGTTAGAGATAACTCCGATAATACAATTAAATTATATGTCAATGGAGTTTTAGGCACTACCACCACTAGTACTAAAGACCCCACCGGTGGTGGCAGTGGTGTGTTTAATCTAGGCTACGGGGAATATGATGGAGAAAATAACGATGAATATTTTGCGGGTAAAATAGCCCATGCCCGTGTTTGGAATGTAGCAAGAAGTGCGGCTGATATTTTACAATATATGAATAGAACTGTCATTGGTACAGAGTCCGGGTTGCAAGGTTATTGGAAACTCAATGAAGGCACTGGCACAAGTGTAGATGATTTGACGAGTAATAACAACAATGGTACTTTGTCGGGTTCCACTTGGTCTATTAATGGCTTTGATAAGTTTATCTTCGATTTCGGATTATCTTTTCTTGATACAATTATCGATAATGACCACCACCATGGTTCTATATTGAATAAGTCCATCACCATTCGTGATAGTATCAATTTAACAAACAGTACATCTAACACTGGCAATATCAGTCTCACTAGTGCAAATTTTAAAACCGATGGTACTGATTTCTACAAATTACTATTTAATGGAGCAAATAATTATCATAATAAAGAAGTAAGAGTCTATGCTCAGTTTAGTGGAGAAACGACATTAAGTAATTGCCAACGTATCTTCACTGGCCGTTTAGTGGAAATCACTCTAGACCAAAACCAAAACATCAATATGCAGATCAATTCACATCGACCTTGGGATAAGATACAGTTTCCGCAGACTAAAGCATTAAACAATGTATATCAGCCTGTGGTATATGGTGATTATTCTGCACATGCTGACCAAGGTTTGGTAAGAGATTTTGCGAATGCAGTACATCCAGTACCATTTAAAAGAAAAGGTATCACTGCTGATCACTTAATTATCCCAGCGAAGTCATATTCTAATATTTATCCACATTATTATGACTCCACCGCTGATGCATTTTTACCAATTAAATCTGACAATTATACTGCTGCCACAAAAAATTTAGATGATGAATATGATTCTAATGTGAATATCGGATTAGTTAATAGAGAAATGCAGCGAAGATTTAGGATTAATGCTATAGCGAGCAGTACGGATGGTTCTACGACATTTACCACCGCACAAAACCTTTTGATGGATTCATATGCAGTTCAAGGTATTAGCCATGCCTTCAGTAATACACAGGCGGCACAAGTAAAAAACTTTTATGCTAATTTTGCTGCTGAACTAAACAAAACTAATGATATTGATTTAGACATTAAAGGTACAGTTACTACACCTAGTCAAGGTGGAAATGTAGCATTAACATTAAGAGTGAGCTACAGTGGCGCAAGCGGTGATTATTTTAGTGGCAATATTGCCGGAGGGCATAGTGCAACACCTATTACAACATCAGCAACAGGCGGGATTGGCACAGCGGCCAATGGCGTGTCTAGCAGCCAATACGGAATGATTGGTTTAAGTACATCTCATAATAATTTGAATACAGTTAATCTCAGTAGCACAATTTCTTCATCTGGTACAAATCGCACATTGACACTAGTTATTAGTGATTTTGTTTTATATCTAGATGTTCAACAATCATATGATGAAGATGATGCGAATACTAATAATAGCATCACTGCCGCATCCAATTTAAAATATTTGTATTTAGGAGTAGATGGCCTAACCGCATCATGGGATTCAGGTGCTATATTGCATGGACATGATGCCCACCGAGATATGCTTATTCGATTTGCTGGTGTAAGTACAGAAGACCCAGAAGTGAATACTGGCGAAGCCTGGACCGTGTTGAATACAGATCGGGCAATTGATAACTGGAAAGTTAGATATTGGCAATTAGAACCCACATCGCTTAAAGGTGCTTTAGATAAAATGGCCTATGAATCTGGATTTATCAGCAAATTCTCACCATCCAACCAATTGAAATATATCTATGTAAAACAATCAAGTGAACTATCAGCTCTGTTAAATCTGACTAAAGATGATATTGCTAATGTTAGTGTCAGCACTACCGGGATAGATAATGTAAATGCGACAATGGATATATCCAATAAGTTACACCCAGCAGTTTCTAATCGATATTATTCTACAACAACTATCGCTGATGCTTCCTTAATTACAAAATATAATCTTGGGGATAAGGAAGGCATCGCAGCAGTGAATTTAGACATGAATGTAGGCACTATTCCCACAACAGCAGATGCAGATTGCAATGCAGATTGGTATAGCTACATGAATAATATCATCGGTGATATGAAGATTATAGTGGACTGCCAAGTGGTGAACCCGGCGAAAGGTTATCAACTTGAAACTGGTGATATAGTGACATTCACGGATATGCCAGTGGAGATGTTCGGTACTGATTTCGCTACAGATAAATATTTTATGATCATTGAAACAAAACGCTCACCAGGTAAGGTGAGCATAACAGCAAGGGAGGTTGGCTGATGGCTAATTTAAACATACGAACTCCAAGATTTTATCCATGTCTAGCTAATCACAGGATGGCAACTGGTTCTCCCCAGAATGGGAACTTTGATGTAATGAGTGGATCAAACTTAATTCACACATTTACACAAGGTTCAGAACCAGAATTATTTGACCTTCGACCCATGAACCAATGTAGCTGGGATACGCACTCAACTGCCACTTTAGTCGATGATCACGTTTTAATAAATATGGATACTGGCGGTGGATTCAATGTAGATTTTGTTGCAATCTTAAATCATAATATGCACTCCGCTGATGCAAAGTTTAGCGTGGGGCATAGCGGAACTGAAAGTAATGTCAACCAGGACGATATGTCTGGAGACACAAACGCAACATCACCATCTGGTCATGTAATAGAAGTGGTAAATGCTGGAGGTATTACTGGTAATGTTGTTACTCCAACAGAAGATGGTTCTACGATTATAACATTTACAGCAAATGCTGACAGATATTGGGGTATTCAATTTGAAGGGTCAGGTGCAGAGGCTAATAATGCTGGTGGTGGTTACGAGTTTAATGATACAATAGATTTAAAAATTGGTTGCATAATCTTCGGTGAGTTTTATGATATGCCACATTCACCAGACCTAAGTG